ATGATTTTATAGCCGAGGTACGACACCGAGGATATAAAATCAAAGAACTGATTCCAAATTGATATTCTTGGATTAGATATTTACCCACATATGAACGCTGACGGAACCTCATAGGTGCTTCTTAGATCGGCTTCCACTATAGCTATTTCTTGCATTGCTTCCTGATAGATCTCTACACCACGAAGAACTATACCACCAGGCATGGTAATATCTCGGTACTTACTCATGTTAGTACCCCAAGCTCTCTTTAAATAAGCAACAACTAGCCTTTTAAGTATTTTATCATTATAGACTTTCGTGAATTCTTCGGCATCCACAACAGCATAAACTTCAAGAACGATGTAATCATCTGCGTGTAGATACGAGAAGTCTGCGTCAATAAATACTTTATTGGTCAATTTATTAAATCTTAAACTTGGTTGTGCAATTAATGTCTGGTCAAGTAGTGACAAGTGCATTTGCATCTGCGTATAGTACGTAAGGTTAGTATCAGTTAAACTAAAAACATCGTTAAGCCGCCACTGGTAGCGTAAATCGAACATACTTAACCTATTAGTAACTTGGCTCCAGCTAACCAACTTTGTAACTGAATGCACATAATCTGGTAAGGTTACATAACGGTTCTGTATATCTCCTGTAACTACCGAAACAACAGTTGCAGTTGCTCCCGACAATCCTCCAGTTAATACTTCAGCAACTTGCAAATTACCATTGGTTATACTCCTAGTTCTAAGAATTGCGCCAACTGTATCATATACCTGAAAAGTTGTTCCAGTAACGCTTGAAGTTACCCATTCATTATATTCAAAATCACCAACTCTACCGGAAATTGTTATTTCATTTATAGTTAATTGCCTAGAAATATATGCTCTTTGATAGCTATCATAATGATAGGTTCTCCACATCTGAAATGCATCATCTATTGCATCATCTATTTGAATCTCGTCTATGTTTATCTCCAAAACGGGATGCCCAAGTCTCCTAAGCCCATATTGTATTAATTCGTCACGCGATGTAATTGTCATAATAGTTTCCTTTTAATTAATATCTATAAATATATTTATACAATTTACTCTTGACAAATATCAAATACATGCTATAATAGATGTTATGAAAATATTAATGCTTATACTAATTTTACTACTAACCTCATGCAAAATCACGCCACATGCTGGAATTAATAATGAATGGGGTCTTTTTGATATGCAAGTTGGAGTTGAACTAACACATGAATTTTAAAATGAAAAAACTATTGCTAATGTTAATTTTATGTTTACTTGCTGGTTGTGCAAATATCAGTATCGGTGAACATAAAACCTTGTACGGTGAACCTTAATTTAGTGCAGACTTCACCGTAAAATTTTAAGCATAAATATTGTATATAAACAAAGGAGAATAAGAATGAGTAATTGCCCTTCGTGTGATTCGTTAGATGTTGTAAAGAAAGGTAGAGAGTTTAGATTCAATAAAATAAGTCAAAGATTTCATTGCAAAAGTTGTGATATGAATTTTTATGATGATAGCATACCAAAAGATGTAGAACAGCCCCAAATAGCTCTAAAATCGCTTGTGATTGATGGAAAAGAAAAATCTTATGTCATTACCTGCGCGGTAAATGACGTACCCGTGAATGAGAAATTCTTGGCTACTTTGTTAAGTTATTGCAAATTTAATGATGCTGAATTATTAATAGTTCCGGTAAAGTACCAACAAGGTCTTGGCGAAGGCTATAATTGGCCTTCTTCAATAGAACCATATTTTATTAAAGAGAATGTTAAACTGACTAATGGTTTGAAACTCTTGGCTGGAATAAATGTTTCGCCAGCCATTGGGAACCCCTTGACTGGTTTTGAAATGCTTTCACAAGGTGATAGTATTATAATACCACATAGTCAAATGATGATGAAAAGTATTGCAATGAGTGGCAGCGATCCGTCAGCAATAATAACAACAACTGGGGCAATCACTGAACCAATTTATACCCCAACAAAACAGGGCGAAAAGGCAAGCTATAATCATAGTTACAGTGCTTTGATAGTCGAAGAAGATAAATCCATAGATGGTTTTCATTTTAGGGTACTTAATTCTAGTGAAGATGGTAGTTTTTATGATTTATCAGAGTTTTATGATGGTAGTGTTATTAAATTTGACCAGACAGTTGAAGCAATTGTTCTAGGTGACGCACACATTAGATGGGCTGATCCTAAAGTAACTGCCGCCACATTTACGAATGAAGATTCAATAGTAAATGTATTAAAACCAAAATATTTAATACGTCATGATGTTTTTGACGGGCAAAGTTTATCTCATCATCATGATAAAAATATTTTTATTAAGTACGCTAAACACTGTGTAGAAAAAGATGATGTTGCTGGTGAATTAGCAGAAACGATTGAATATATCTTAAATACTACTCCAAATTTCGCAAAAAGTATTATTGTAGCATCAAACCACGATTCCCATTTATTAAAATGGCTAAATGAATCAAATCCTAAACTAGATAACAGAAATGCATTACTTTACTATGAGTTGATGTACCTAATGCTTAAGGAAACAAAAATGAATGGCAGTATGCTTAGTTGCCCAAATCCATTAGCATTATGGGCTGAACATAATTATAATATAGAAAATATTCAATTTCTTGGATTACAACAAAGTTATAAACTACATAATATTGAGATGAGTTATCATGGTGACAAATGCGTCAACGGCTCAAGAGGAAACGCAATGGGATTCAGTAAATTAGGAAATAAATCCATAGTAGGTCATGCGCATTCCCCCCAAATTTTCGGGGGATGTTATACTGTAGGAACAAGTTCATTGCTTCAGATGGACTATAATGTTGGTCCAAGTGGATGGGCGCATACACATTGCATCGTGCATCTAAACGGAAAACGTCAGATGTGTTTTATTATCAACGGTAAATATCGTAGAAATTGAATTTTACAAAATACAGTAACAAAAAAGGGGGCTTTCGCCCCTTTTCTTTTCCTAATTTTATTCAAATATTTTTTTACAATTACCAACCATTACACATAACATAAATGGGGCAATTAAAACTGAACAAACAATAACTAAAACTGCATTAACTACGACTTTCATTTCTTTCTCCTATTACTGTTACTATACTATTATTTATATCAAATATCATACATACTATAAAAACTTAAAATACCTCCAATTACTTTATACTTCTTACTGCCTTTTACTAAAAATCCACTGTACTGATACCGAGCAGCATCAATCAATGTTGTTTCTGCGCTTGTTAGGCTTATGGTAATTCCGTTCGCACCTACAACGGAAGTCATATGTTCTGCGGTTGCGTATAAGAAGGACTTCGCAAAATGAGTTGAAGCAGTATCTGTGCTAATATTCACAAATGAATAATCATCAAATGTAAATGTATATGAAAAGTCTTCACCAATACCAATATTGAAATTAATATATAATGGGTTGAGTGTATCGAAAACTGATGCATAGCCACTTAAATGCAAAGTATCAGTTGGTGCTACTGTGTCTGCTAATTTAACTGACATATTAAATCTTAATGTTTCTGTCGGTGTTACTGTATCAGCTAATGTTAATGTATGATGTGTCATAAAATATTCCTATTAACATTAAGTGTTCCAATTCTTCCTATGGTAACTACATCATTTATTGTTGCATAAATTGTGTAATAATATTTACCAAGTAATGTTGCAGTTGTTGCATTTGGAAGTGATATTCTTATTCTACCATCAGTTACATCAACAATTTGTACAGTAAAATGCCCTATATGGGCTGTTATTGGGCTTTTATTTATTACAGAGGACACTACCTTGCTTGTTAAATTTATTGGCGTGTCTGTGCTATCATATAGCACGATTTCCCTACCATAATCTGAACCTTGTTCTGCGTATAGGTTAAGGGGTTTCATTTTTATTTCCTTTGTATATATTCTAAGAAACTACCAGTATATTTTTTAAATCCAATATGATTACATGTCATTGTTGGATCTATCCAAATTTTACCGCCCATCTTTCTCCATTTCATGCAAAAAATATTATCTTCTGATACTAAATTACCATCTATTATCTGAATATCAAAAACCATACGATTAACTTTATCACTATTTTTATATTCTGGGCTAATATCCCATATTTTTTTAAGAGCATTTTTAGATATTTTCATAAATCCAGTACCAACACATTCAACTTCCATCAATCCATTTTCATTTAAAACAAGACCCTCCGATAACATTTTAATGTTGAATTGTAAATCTTCTGATTTCTTTACAACAGTACCACCAACAACATCAACTTGGCGATTTAGTAATTGGAACAACCATTCGGGATTCCATTCTTGGTCGCTATCAATAAAAATTATATCGTCACAATCGCTTTCAATTGCTATTTTAACTAAATCATTTCTAGCTCTCTGTATAAGCGCATCATATGCCATAAAAATTGGGAACAATTCTACATTGTATTTTGGTGCTAATTTTATACTTTCTATTAATGAATTCGTGTAATGGACATCTACAGTACCATCATAACTTGGCGTACCAATAATAACTTTTCTCAATTTTTTTTCTCCAAATAAATAATTACAATATTCTGGTCTATTTTCTACTATCCAAGGTTTATCTTCTTTTATAAACTTATCTATATTTATACCAACAGTTTGGCTTCCAACGTGGTGAACATAAGATCTTGATATGAAATTATTATAACCTTCCTTTATTAAATCTAGGCAAATTACATCATCGGACCAATAATTTATTGGTGGGAATTGAGCAAATTCAAATGCTTCTTTGGAAATATAGGCAAAAAGTGGCGAAACACACGCAACTTCTTGTATTTGATTTAACTTACCTTGTTGTAATTGGCGTACTTCATCTGCTCTTGATGCAACAAATCCTAATTTTACACCAGTGGTTTTTAAATATTCAACATCTTCCATTAATAAATTATAAGATGTTGGAGTTAGTACTATATCATCATTTGCAATAATAACTTCATCATAAGTTTCAAAAACCTTAGTCATTGCATTATTATATGCTTCACCAAAAGTAGTTGTTTTATCTTTGAATATAAAAACTTTAACATCTGGAGCATATTCCTTTATAGATAATTCTAATACCTTCAGGCATTTTGTATTAACTGTGCATATTACTATGGGTGTCATTGGAGTTCCTCATTGATATAAATAAAAACCATTATAAACTATTATAATGGTTTTGTCAATGATTATTTACTTTCTAATATTTTTATTTTTTCATTCAGTTCTTGAACTGCTCTAATCAAAGGTGCTATAAATTCTGTATATCCAATTGAAAGAACATCATCTCCACCTTCTTTTTTGCAATCTATATACCCACCAAAATCAATACCAGATTCTCTAATAATTTCTTCAACTTCTTGAGCAATAACACCATGATGGTATCTATTTCTGATTTTGCTACCGTCATGTGTAATATGATCTAATCTAATTGATGTCAACCATTCTGTTTTAATAATATCATATTCTGCTTGCTCTTCTTCTGTTGGATTTTCTTTACAAATAGGCATAGGAGTTCTATAATCTTCGCGCATGTCCAATTTAAAATCGACTGGTCTTAGTTTTGAGATAAAATCTAACCCTAAAACAGTATCCCTAATGTCAGCCTTATCTCTGCTATCTGACCTGTCTTGTACTGCACCATAGCACCATACTCTTGTAGCAGCATCACCTAATTGGATTTGATTTGATGTAGAGGCTGCATTTTGGGCATTGTAGCCAATACAAGTATTATTAACACCAGTTGTATTTGCATTGAGAGCTTCTCGACCAACTGCTGTATTATTGATACCAGTTGTATTTGCAGTAAGAGCATTATGACCAACTGCTGTATTACCATCAAGAAGATTTGACTGTAAAGAGGCATATCCAATTGCTACATTATAACTACCGATTAAATTGTAGTAATTTGCATTTGTGCCAATACCGACATTTTGTTGTCCAATGGTGTTAGAACCAAGAGCATTTCCACCAATTGATGTATTATAAATACCCGTTGTATTTGCAATAAGAGCATTATGACCAACTGCTGTATTATTGCTACCAGTTGTATTTGCAGTAAGAGCATTATGACCAATACAAGTATTATAAATACCCGTTGTATTTGCAGATAGGGCATTAGTACCAATTGCTGTATTATAAATACCCGTTGTATTTGCATAAAGAGCTTGATACCCAACCCCTACATTATATGCACCAGTTGTATTTGCATAAAGAGCTTGATACCCAACCCCTACATTATATGCACCAGTTGTATTTGTACCAAGAGCACTTTGACCAATCCCTACATTACTACTACCCGTTGTATTTGCAGATAGAGCACTTTGACCAATCCCTACATTACTACTACCCGTTGTATTTGCAGATAGGGCATTAGTACCAATTGCTGTATTATAAATACCCGTTGTATTTGCATAAAGAGCTTTATACCCAACCCCTACATTATTAACACCAGTTGTATTTGCATAAAGAGCTTGATACCCAACCCCTACATTATATGCACCAGTTGTATTTGCAGATAGGACATTATAACCAACTGCTGTATTACTACTACCAGTTGTATTTGCACCAAGAGCATTATAACCAACTGCTGTATTACTACTACCAGTTGTATTTGCACCAAGAGCATTATAACCAACTGCTGTATTAGATGCAACTGCTCCAACACCTTTACCAATAGTAAGTTGAGAAATTACTGCATCGTTTGCTATTGTAGTAATTTGAGAAGCATTTACAGTGATTGCCGTAACACCAGCAGTTTGTAATTCCAATATACCGCTATTATCAGCTGTTGATATTAAGCCACCAGCCCCAGATGTTGAAGCATTTATTTTTGTTGACATTTATATTTCCTCTTAAATTTTAAAGTACAACCCAGCGACATCCAGCAGTAACTGTTACTGCCTTTCCAGAAGCTATTGTGACAGGACCTACACTCATTGCATTATTTCCAGCAACTATTGTATAATTCTCAGATATTGTTGCATTGTTTACCACTATGCCGTTACTTGCAATGATTTCTGAAGCACTTAGCTCACCAGTTGAAGGTTTGAATAAATATTTGGCATTTGATGTATATATGTTAGCCGCAGTTCCTGATGTGGCGGCAGCGAAAACAGGATAGAGATTAGTGGCAGTCGCAACATCATTGCTAATTGCTGAACCACCAACAGAAGCCCATGCACTGCCGTTATTGCCCTCAAATTCTGATGTTTGGGTATTAAATCTTATATAACCAGCGTTATTTGCATCCCTCTCACTAGTATCGCCCTTTGGAAGAATCATTGAACCAGTGGTGCTTGTGGTAAGCCCAAGACTCACTCTAGCAAGTGGTGCTGTAATTGCTCCTGTACCCCCATTTGCTACTTTTAAAACTCCTGTAACGTAATAGGAAGTTGTTAAGACAACTTCCGTGTTTAAGTTGATGAAATTGTTGTCAAGCTCAGACCATGTGAGTTCGGAACCCTTTACTGTGGCTCCAGTACCCGCTGTGTCTCTTGTAGTTAATAGTGCCATGTCGGTTCCTTGTTTGTTTAGTTTATACTTCTATTTAGATAAAATTTTATACATAACTTGCGAAGCTTGTCATAATATATTTTGGGCTACTAATAGCCTTTAAACCGCAATGCAAAAACAGATGATTACTCGGAAACAACAACACTGAACCCTTTGTTGGTTTGAAACTAACGTTTAACGTAGGAAATGCGGCATCTCCACCTTCTTCGACATCTGCCAAATAATAAAGAATAGTTAAAAATCTCCTCGCACTTGCATAGTTTCCAATATCACAATGATTTCCGAATCCATCAATTCCATTATTAAGACTTCTATTAATGCGAAAGTTCTCTAAAGCCATTTGCAACGGGAATCTTGGACTTTCATCATAATAAGTATCTGCTTTATATCTTTCAAATGCTTGCATTGTAACCTTAGCCATGATGTCGTGGACATTATTCCAAGGTGTTTTATCTCTATTTGCTGAAATGTCTAATTGATTGAATTTAAAAACATCCTGCTGTTGTTCTATATGTAATTCTTTATGTTCTTCAAACTGTTCTACCAGATAATCACAAGAATAATCTGGAAGCACATTACCATAGAATCTTACATAGTATGCCATATTTGTCTTATCATCACAATATCCTTTATATTGTTCTGGTGTAAACCTTCTCATGATTTTTCTCTTGCTTCAATTTCAACTAAAAGGTCTTTTCTGCAAAGATCATTTTTGAAAAAGGCTACATTTTCTGGATATAGTATTTTTTCTAATACTTCAACAACTCCATAGATATTTTCATCATCAGGTAAATAAACTGTATAGAATAAATCATTTGGTTGTAATTTCTTATTGGTTAATTTATTATAAGAATCAATAATAGTCATAATGTTTAATAAAGTTGTTTCAGTTTGTCCCTTAATATCACCTTGGCTGGTTGTTTTTTCATGTAGTATTGAAGCAGTGCCAGAAATATATAACAAGTTATTAATTAAGGCGGCTCTCGAAAATAAAGGAGTGTTACCATACTCTGTTGAGTAATCTTTTGGTTGAACTTGATTTTTATTGTCAATTATTATTGGTTTTACGTCGCCCAATTCAAAATTCAATTCAAAATTATTATTATTGGAACCAATACCAACAGCTACTGGAATTTCTTCGTATCCGCTTTCAGTAAATATAGTTTTACGGGCTAAATTGAACTCAGAATAATTTGTATGGATATTTGGTACGAAATTCCAAATCTTATTAATGTATGTATATTCGCTGTTTTTTAAAGTGTCGAATAATTCTCTATAAGCTTGTTCGACAGTTGCTTTAATATTAGATGCATTTAGAGTTATGTTATAAATTTTGCTTGGCATTACATTTCCTATTAATTAAAATAATACTATTATACCACTATTTATATCATTTAGCTAACAATTTTATCAGTAATGCTTTAATCTCACTCAATTCGCTTTCCAAATTATCCAGTCGTTTAGCCTCAATATCGCGTTTATTTCTACTTGCAAGATAATTCTCAAACGCAACTTTATCAGTATTAACAATCGCACCACTCTCTAATGATTTAGAGAGTGTGCTTTCGTTTTCTATTTTTTGATACCCATTCATATTAAGCCAAAGCTATAATGCGAAGGTCCTTTATTTTAGGAACTTTGCTCGTATCAGTTGATCTCATTACCAATTTAATTTGAATTGCAGTAAATGCTGGTAAACCAGTTAGCTCATATGCACCATCTGTGTAGGATATTGTATCAGATGTTGACACCAATCCAGCATTTGTTGCTAAAGTATATATTGATGTATTCAAAGTATCAAGAGCACTACTACTTCCAATTCTATAATACACATCAATATTAGCAGCCGTTGGTTTGGTATAAGCGAACATAACTTTTAATACAGTACTTTGGTTTTCAAGCGTTACTATCTTAGAAACATATTTTGCTACTCCACTGCTATTGATAGGAGCTATCTCATCTACAAAATAGTCAGCCACTGAAATTGCAATTGTTGTTGAAACATCCGCATCAGTTATAATACTTGCTATTTTAATATAACTACCATCTGTTGCTACACCAGTTACTAATTTAACTCCATTATTTCCAGCCGTAGTGCAACCACTAACTGTAATATACTTTCCTGGAACTACTGAAGTGAAGATTAATTTAAGTCCAGCATCTGCTGTTGTATAATAATAACCAGTTGCATCAGCCACCGTATCAATTAAATTACTTGCACCTGCATGTAATACTCTATAATCAATTACCCCAATATTTAATGAAACACTTGGTTCAGTTATTCTATTAGTAATACAAATTGCCGACTTTCTTTGTGAATCAATTACTGGTGATACTGAATTATTAGTACTTATCATTCTGGCTGATATTACTAAAGATTTTGCTCCAGTCATATTAGTAGTTTCATTTATTTGCGAAGCTACTATTCTACTTGCAGACATATCTAAAGTACTTCCAATTGGAATATTAATAGCTGTACTATCCAACGCACTAGCAGTAGAAGTTGTTTTAATATCATAAGTAATAACCGCTTCAGGAAATTCTTGTGTTTGAATAGTTGGTTGAATACTGTCATATTTCGCATTAAAGGTAACTCTATTACCTTCGCCACCAGTAAATCCCGTTACATTTGCTGCCGTTGTTGTAGTTATAGTATATGAATCAATATCAACATTCGCAATAACATGTGTGACATTCAATTCGGTAGAAGGGATATTGTTATATGTTGCTGTTACAATTCCACTAATAGTTACACTATCTCCGGCAACCATACCGTGATTATAATTATAAACTCTCACTATTTTGCTACCATTTGTTGTTTGTAGTGAATTTATTGATAATAAATCAGTTGGTAATATACTATTTGTAAATTTAACATCACCTTCAACATTTACAACAAACACATTCCTATGGATAGTGAATTTCAAATCTTGTAATTGATTTGCTGTCCAAGTAGAAGCATTTTGAGATTCAAATAACACACCGTTATATGGTTGTTCACTAATATATCTATCAAATCCGATTTGTTTATCACCTAATTGTGCAATCCACATATTGTAATTATTACTATCTGATAATAATACTATACAATATTCTGTATTTGCCTTAACATATACTGGAGAAGGAAAGACAAAAGATGTTGCTGTATCATCTTTATAATAAGATTTACCATCTGGAGCAACTACTTGTAAATTGGATAATAAAACTTTATCTGGTGTCAAAAATACTTGACTAAATGGAAGTATTAATTTGCCAGGATAACCATTTACAACTTCTCTGATTTCCAATCTAACTGGTATATTTGCATCTTTTGAGCCAAAAAATACATCAACTTTGTTTAAAAATGCACCACCAGTTTGTTGTACTAAAAAAGTTTGGGCTAATGGGTCAAACCAAGTATTAACAATAGTAGTACCAGTTCCTTGAATTGTGCGATTTTCTGATAGTTGTGTTTGTGTTATTTCAGCATTTCTTACGGACTCAATAGTTTTTTGTCTTACATTTAATATTCCACTTGAAGAAAACATACTTCTTACAACAGATGTCCATTGTAAATCATTAGTTGGTTGTGTGGTTAATGTAAATTCTCTATTGCCAGTTCTAAAACGAAGTCTATCGTTATTCGGTACATTGAATATACCAACTATATCTCCATTGAAATTAGAAACTAAACTATTACCAACTGTACCTATAGTACTAACAGTTATTGTTCCTCTTGATGCTGATATTGAACCATCTATTAATTCATTTAATAAGAATGTTCCTTTAACATTAACAACATATAAATATACCGCACCAGTTGCAGAATTTTCCTGTAGAGCTACTATAGCTGTTGCTCCAGAAGTTCTTCCGAGTATAACATCGCCACTAGCCAATGAGTTATCGGCCAAGCCACCAACTAACCGCGCAGTTTCTGTTACAGTACCGCCAACATTTGTAGTATAATCAAAAGCTATATTATAGCCAGATGCAGCAGTAATTGTTAATTTTGTTGCTGGAGTTATATATGAAGCTATTGTAACACTATCAAAGAATGGATGAAAAATAGTATTAGGTTTCAACCCTCTAGCTAAGAAAAGGATATTTCTTTGTCGCATATAAGGTATAACAGATGTTGAAATAATTTTATCATCAATCACTTGTGTATCAAATTTAGCTGTAACTTGTGTATTAACACCACTCCTACTTTGTCCAATATTTGTAATAGTATCAACTTCTAAATTTGCCAGAGCATTAGGCCAAGGCATATAAAACCAAGTAGTGATATTTCTACCCCTAGTAGCTGTAGTCACACCATTGAGTGTTTGAAAATACCCAGTCCGGTCAATTGTTGCTGTTTGTGTTATACCAGTCCATGTATTTTGCCATGCATTCCATGTATTACCCAAAATTCCAGCCGCGTCTAAGCTTAATTGCGTTGCTAAAAAATTACCTTCTTTATTCACAACAACATCTGCCGCATATTTTTCTTCAAACCAATTATCACTAGCTGGTGTGAATTTAGTATTACCAATAAACGTAAAAATAGCAAATGGATTTATATTTTTAGTCCTTGAACCATATGGTTGTGTTATCATGGGTGTTGTTGTGTATGGAAGAGTAATAACGTCTCCAGTTATTGTATAACCATTACTTGCTCTTTGCCCATTATTAACATTAAATTCAATTAAATCCACATTTCTTACATTATTTTGTGGCCTAAGTTCTTGGGTATTTATATCAACACCACACACATAATCTAGTGAACCCGTAGCACCAACCCCATGATCGGAAAAACTATCAACTATAAATCCATTTTTATATCTCTCTAAACCAAATTCATCTGGTATTGATAAAGATTTAGTTTCTTGTTCTAGTAAAGATAAAGATGTATAATACTCAACATTGCTTATGCGTGTCTCTAATGCACCAATATCACGCATTGTATATCTTTTATTTTCTATAATTTCTAATGAAATACTATGGAATGTTGTGTCTATACCATATGGATACATTCTTAATATTGCAATATTCATTGATTGTTTGTTTACGCTAGGCACTACAGGAATTAAAGATGATACTCCAGTAGTGGTAAAGAAATTGCCTAGAGTATCAATACTCAATACATCAATTCTACTAAGATAATATGAATAATCAGCTGTAATATCATATCCTCTTTTAAGAATACCACCATTTGTACCATCAAATGCAGTTCCACCATCATTCATAATAGGTCTAAAATCTAAGGAATCTCTAATATCAAAATCAATAGAACTATATGGTATTACACTAGCATATGAATCAATACTGAAATAGTCACCAGTACCGTGTGTAAAATATTCAAATATAATTCTTATAGAGCCATTTGATGGAAAATAACCAGGCTTTAGTGAAATTGAACCAACATCATAGTGGGTATTTCTTCTACCGCTATCAAAATTAAAATTATCTGTAATATCAACTGTTGCATCATTTGCACCACCAGTGGTAATAGTACCAAATGCAGGTGCCAGTTTAACGCTAATTAATTTATAAGAATCTGCCTTTGCTAATGTAATAATTGATTTTTTAGCAGTTGCCGCACTTACAGCATCAATAGTAGCAAGAGTTAATGTTTTTGAACGCTGGGCTGCTGTTTTTGTTATGGCGGTTGTAACATTATATGCAATTGCACTAGCTACACCAGTGGCTGCTGTCATTATTTTGCCAGCACCGCTAATAACTACAGTGGCTGCTTGTATAGCACCCGTTGCATTATTAATAAATAAATAATTTGTTGCATTAGCAGAAGAAGCAAAAGTTTCACCAGCAACAGTTAATGTAATTACGATTACGCCAGCACCGCTTGAAGTTTCTGCTTGAAAGTTTCTGGTAATTACATAATTAGTATCAGAAGTTGTATCATCTGTACTTTTTACATTTCTTATATAGCTATTATTAAAGGGAATAGTGGCAGCAATACCAGTTGGTTCATATAATGTTGAAGTGCCTCTATAAAATGCCTCACCAATAAATGTTGCACTACTAGTTAATTCAAGTGCTACATTGCTACTAGTATAGTTAATACCATAATATGTTATTCCATCAGTAGTAATATAATCACCACTGACTAATTCACTGGTAAATCTAGTACCAACACCAGCTACGGTTGGGTCAGCGGATGCTGTAATTGAACCAGTTAAAAGTGTATTAGTTTGATATACATCAGCTGTGAAATTTTCCGCCAAAGTTGTATTATTGTAAAATAACCCCCTAACATCTCTATCAAATGTTTTTCCTGCAAGTAAAACAATATTAAATAGGAATAATTTATAAGTTGTTGCAATAATACCATCAATTTCTATACCACCAACCACAGCAGTACCAACCAATGTTCCAGCAGATGCACCATGAGATGAAGTAAATTGATCATAAAAACTTACAGTTATAAATGGAATTTCAGGAATTGAATGTATATTATTAATGCGAATAAAGTTACCAGCATTAACAGTTAGATTGGTATTGTTTGTTCTTTCAAAATCCCTTGGTTTATCAATAACAACATTAGATACGCCTAATTTTTCTAATTCATGACCTTTAACGTATGCTTTACCACCTTCAATAGCAATGTCAAATTTACTTTCATAGCCCAATGGAGGAACATTTACGCCTAAATTATATACTGGTTTTTCGGTATATGACCAAGTAACACCACCATCAGCAAATGTGCCAAATGTATAAATGTAACTTGGTGCTCCGGCAGCAGAAGTACCAGCAACTATACATTCATATGTATATGTAGTTCCACCAGTTGTATATTCAATAATATCACCAATTACATAGGCAGTCAAATTAACACGAGCATCTCTATCATTGCTTCTATCTTGTTTTAGTTGCATTTTGAATGGAGTAACGGTATAATCACCAGATTCATCATAAGTTCTTCTGGCAAGAGTTTGTTCAATGATTGAATAATCGGTAACAGTTACTTTGACTTCAACAACACCAAGATTAACTCTTAGTAATTCTAAGAATGAAGAATCTAAAGTGCTTGTTAAAGAAAGTTTTACTAGATTTGTAGAAATTTTATATCTATGAGCACCCGGAGCATAGTAATTATACGCACCTATTGCGTTATCATTAAGTGTTGCATCATCATCAGGAGTAATAATATCTTCAGTAATATTTAAACCAACTCTATATGAAGGGGTTACATCATATTTGTCGAGAACAATTGTTTCTTTTGAAACTGTTACGAAATAACCTTTGATATAATAAATACCTTGTTGAATAGTAGCCAATGAACCAACATCATTGCTACTACTTGCAATTGTTGTGCAAGTTAAGGGGGTTGCTGCATTATTAGTAATAACTTCACTGTCAATAAATGTTGCAGATGTGTCGCCAGATTTAATATACTTGATATATAATGTGTTCTTATCAGTACCGATTTCAGTTTCTGCATGAATAACTAAGGCTTGTGCGCCAGAAACTGTACCAGTAATAATAGTATCAATAAAATCAGTTAAGAATAAAGAGATTTTTTCGGCAACAGAATTAACTGATTCGAGTTTTATACAATCTGCCTTAATATCTTGAGAAATATAGCCGGGTATTACCATTGATCCGTCTTTGAATAAATGATTACTCAATGATTCTGTTTGAGCTTGTAAAATACTTTGCATTTGGTTGAGTTCTCTGACCTGAACGGCATACCCAGGTCTGAAGAGTATCTTATAAAAGTCCTTTTCGGCAGAAAAATCGTCAAAATAGGGTGAATTTGGATGTTGTGTTGCCATTATAAATTCCTTGTTGTTTGTTGGTTTATAGTATTATTTAGCTAATAATTTATAGGTTAAATAAAGTTCTCAATAAGATAACTTGGCTGGCGGTCTTATAAAAAGAACTAGCGTTGTTATTAATATCTACTATACTTCCTGACTGTAATCCCATTGAAGGATTTATTACAGCAGTTATTGTGAAATTTTTACTAAGAGCTACGTTATAAACAACTTCACCAACTAGTGGTAAATAAACATCAATAGCTTGCAAAAGCATTGTTGTTGCTGTTATATCAACTATCCTAAATGTCTTATTAATTGCACTGACAATAATTATAACAGTATCATTCAAAGCAAAGTCAGATAAACTAAAAGTACCAGCTACCGATACACAAGGCGAAACTATATTTGCAGAACATACTTTAGTTGAATCATATTGTTGTGGATTGCAAATTACACCATATTGATAAAACACATTTGTAAAGTTAAAACTATTATAAACATCAACATTACTTATTTTTGTATATACCATTAAGTTAGTACCATACAATTCTGTTGTTGCATTGTGACCATGACCTCCATGTGGTGGTAAAATAGCTCTTGCGCTTGCGCTTGCACCAGCACCAGTTATAGTTACTGTAGCATGTGTGTAACCAGAACCATGATTAATTATTATAATTTCAGTAACAACATTCGCCACTACAGTTGCAGTTGCAGTTGCATCGCTACCGTCACCAGTTATTGTAACAGTTGCTGTAGTAGGAACAGTTCCGCCATTAGTAACAATAATGGCATCAATTGCACCAGAGACTGCCAAGACTTCCGTATTATATTGCGAAGTATCTTGTTGGCCTATTAGATTTGTTGTATTTAAAGATGCTCTTAATGTCGCATTGCTACCACCACCGCCAGTAACTGTTAAATCAGCATATGAATATCCTTCTCCGGCATTTGAAACTACTACAGAGACAATTGCCCCATCAACTATAATTGGAGTTAATTCTGCCCCTATACCATCTCCATTTATAGAAATGATTGTTGATAGCCCATCACTGTAACCAACACCAGGGTCTGTAATTGCTATTGAATCTATTGTTGAATCTATTTGAATATAATTAACAACACCATCATATAATATTGGAGTTGCTGAACAACAATAATCACTAGTTCCTGTAAAATACACAACAGGTGCAGTATAATTACTACCACCATTAACTACACTAATACCCGTTACTTCACCATTGTATACTATTGCCGTTGCTATTGCACCACTTCCTGTTGGGTCAACTACTAATACTTTAGGTGCAGCATAATACCCACTTCCTGGATTTACTGTATAGCTAATAATAACACCTGTGCTTAAATTAGCAGTTGCTGTTGCCTGTTCTGTACCGCCACCACTAAAATATACTTCTGGTTGTGTTATATAACCAGAACCAGTGTTTGTCATGTTTATTTGAGTTACTATATTTCCAGCAACCACAGCGTCTGCTGTTGCTCCTGTACCAACACCTGTTGCATCATGAATATAAATTAATGGAACACCTGTATAACTAATACCATTTTTAACAAGAAAGTTTGGTGATAATATGGCTGTTAAATTTGTTCCATATTTGCCAGTGACTATCACTAAAGGGTCAATGTGTGGCACTATACTTGTATTATAAAGCATTTTTTGTGGTGTTGTGGATACCACAGTTGCCCCTGCTTGTGAAAATGTTAAACTTTTAGAATCAGGAACACTATCAACAACAATACCAGCAGTATCAAATCCACCAGCTCCAGTTATTACCGCCCAATTCTTAACATAACCTGCTGTATCAGATGCATCAGCTCCAGCATGAGTGTAGACAAATTCTTTTGAATTAGTTACACTATCAATTATATATTCTCCAAGAAATCCAGCAGCCGCACCAGTTATGGCAATAGTGTCACCAGCAAAGTAATAATTAGCATTATCTGTTTTAACTGTAACGACACCAGTAGCTCTAGTTATAGTATCAATAGTAAATGGTGCTTTAAAATTATGCACAGATGATGTGGTTATGGTAACAACATCGGAACCATCTCTGGCAGCATCAAGTATACCTAGAATCGGAAGAC